CTTTTGCTCTTTACCATTCTTCTTCAATTTGATTGAAAAAGAGTTCGTTTTACCTGAAGATGGTTTCTTAGGTCCAAGAGCAACTTTTCTATCATAATCATCCATGTCAACTTCATAACCCTGCTTCTCTGCTTGTGATACTGCGTGTTGCACGGCTGAAGAATATGTATTGTGATAGATTTGATACTTGCTTCCTGCTTCTGTGTTTAGGGAACCTGTAACTCTCGCATCACGGAGAATGTATCCCTTGCCACCTTCCTCACGAACACGAGCAAGTCTCTTTTCTGCAAAGTCTCTACGGTTGTAACTTACAATTTCTAAGACGTTTCTGGCATCGATTGTTGTAACTCTGTAGGATTCTTGCGTATCAACATAATTACTGTTTACGGCATCAAAGAGTTTCTTTTCATCAATGTCGTAGTAGTAAACATGGTTGCGAATTGAACGAAACGGTCCAGCAAGACCTTCATCCATTCTGTTTGGATAACGAGTATCTTCGACACGGCGCAAACGACCTTCTTCGATAGTAGCAAAGTCATCTCCCTCAATATCCATTATGTCGATATTGTCAATAGCAACTGCATCTTCAACATCATCATCGGTGAGGCGATTGAATCCATCTTCGGACTCATCCAATACAAAATGACTAAATTGCTTTTTTAACTCTTTTAGTTTTTGCGCCATAACTCTCTTACCCTTCTTGACTATCCGAACGAGCGTTTCGGATTAAATCTTTCGCAACAGCCTGACGCTTTACTTCTAGTGCGTCATACGCTTTACGGGCAAGAATTGCCTCTAGCGCATCTTTCATAGCAGTTGCGTCTTTCTGTTCTGCGGCTCTAATCAGGTCAGAAGTTGTAGTCATATCTTATCTCCTTAAAATTCATTATCTTGCTCTGACGGGTCAGGCAAGTCACCATTGCTAATCTCATCCTCAATAGACTTCTTCATGTCAGTAATATCGTCCTCATGCATCTGGAGAATATTTTTCTGAACCCATGCTTTACTGAAATACTTACCAGTGTATTGGTCGATTTCATTAAGCAAACCAAGTCTTTCACGGATAATCTCTGCTTCTTTTAGTTCTGCAAAGTATGTATCTTGCAAGAAATCATAGTGAATGTGTTCTTTCATTCCATCCCAATCTTCGGGTGAAATGATGTTTTTCAAAATCAATTGCTTTTTAAGTAGGTCATCAAACAAGTGTGTAAAACGCTTGCGTAGTTTTGCAATGAAACGTGAGAACTTAACTTCGTCCCTTGTAATTTCACTTGCACGACCTAGTGCAAAAGCATTTTCAGATTCCAAACGTGATACAGGGACGTTGAGTGAGCGATATAGTTTCTTTTGGAAATAAAGAACATCGTCCATCTCACCTAAATTTGAACCACCTGGTAGTGTAGAGATTTCAGTTCCTCTACCACCTTCTCTTCGAGGCAACCAATAGTCTTCAAGCATAGACATGTGTTTCTTGTCGTCACGGATTTCGCCAGTGTTAGCATCATATACAAGTTTGTTCTTGTATCTTTGCATGGTATCACGCAAGTATGCTTCTGCTTTACCCTTAGGCAAGTTACCAACGTCAATGTAGAAAATTCTACGCTCTGGTGCCCTTGATAGTCTGTAAATTACTACTGCATCTTCAACCATTCGTAGTTGGTTGAGAGGCTTAATTGCTTTGTGTAGGTATGAAAGAACTTGCTTTCTCTGTGCGTCAAGCAAACCAGATGTAACGTAACTGATACTGTCTGGTGCGACTTTAATTCCAGTCTGCGCTTCAGTAATACCTTTTTCGTTAAAGATGTAATATTCTTTTGCTGGCTTAACTAATATTGCGCCAGTTTTACCTGCACTCTTATTGTCTTTGTCTTCTTCGATTTCCCGCACTTTCTTAATGGTGCGTGGGTCGATATATCTTAATTCTTGTAAACCCCTATTTGGGCTTGTAACGTCAATTACGTTATGATAGTATAGTCTACCATCAATATACCAACGCTTGAAAATATCAGCGCCGTTGTTGTCGAAATCCAATAGTCTTAGGACTTCTGAAAATTCGTTGCGTATCTTTCCTTTGATACCATCACCCATTTTGAGGGTGTCAAGTCTTAAACTAACTGATTGTTCAAAACCTTCTGTATTGATTGCTTCGTTTACAATATCATCAATGGCAAGTTCACACTCGGGCATCAACGACATTTCACGGTATCTTGTGACCAATTCGACTTCATTTCGAATTGACCCTTCCATATCAAAATAGGTTCCATAAGCACCTGCGCCGAAAATGTCAACGGCACCATCTTCGTTAGTCTCTGGGACAAACGATGGTGTGTTTTCATCATCCGCGTCATTACGCTTAATGGTAAAACCAAATAAATTTATTGCCATTTCTCTCTACCTTTGTTCATAATAATGCAGTATAGTGGAGCATTCTAATATATTTAGAATGCCCCACCACGACCACTTTTACCGATTAAGAAGTAGTGTTGCTTGTCCAGAAGTCATACTGGAAAGTAACAGTGAATTCCTCAATCGCATCGTTTGTTGACCAGTCAAGGTCAATGGTAGATACTTCAGTTGGGAACAAACCTTGGAACTTATAGTTCTTAATTTTGTTTCCAGCCTTACCATACTGAGTAACAGTTGCGTCACGCTTATAGCCAGAGGCACCGCCAGATACTTCTAAGTTACCGTTGTGGGTATTCATAGAGTTCATCCAACGCTCCATAGCGTCACGGACAACAAAGTCCTCATCGTTTAGAATAGTGACTGTCCATTCAGCGAACTGACGGTCACCAGCCATTTTTACTTGTCTACCGAAGTAGAATGTCTCAACTAGACCCATAGTTGACGCAGGCAATTGTGCGGCTTTACATGTGAATGTAAATTTGTCATCACCTCCAAAAGGATTGGAGACTTGGACATCGAACAAGTTAGCACGAGCGCCACCTAGATTTAGTCTTGATTTGAAGTCAGCGATATTAAAAGCCATGTTTTTTCTCCTTGTTGTCCGTTAATTAAAATTGACCGACAACTTCGGCGAAGTCAACACCAGTTCTAACCGCAACAAAGTTCAACTGAATGAAGTTGATTGAGCGGGCAGGTTTGATGTAAATGTCTCCAACGAATTCGTTTCTATCGATAACTTCACCAGTGTTGTTAGTTTCGTCACATACAACTCGGAAGTCGTAAATGCCTCTGCGACCTTGAACGTCACGAAGGAATGGCTCAACTAGTGAAACAAAACTGTTGCGGGTAAACTCATCGTTGAATTCGAAGAGTGAATACTTCGCGGCAGTTGCGATTGCTTTTTCAAGCACAATGAACAATCTACGGACGTTGATACGGTCGAATGCGCTTGGCTTCGCTTGTAGTGTCTTGTCACCGAATAGAACAGTGCCGTCTCCTGGGAATGCAACGATAGGGTTAACGTTGTTCTTGTAGAGTTCGTCACGGTCAGTCTTGTCTGGGTTCCAAGATGGCTTAACAATGTTGAGGATTTGACCTCTGTTAAGACCAGCAGGAGAGAACCATGGGTCACGTTGGTTGTCTGTGCGAACACATAGACCAGCAGTGTCACCGTTCAATGGTACCCAACGATATTTGTCGTTGTATTTGTCATACATATACTTCCATGAAGAATCCAAGAAAGCATAAGATGAGGAACCTAGAGTGTTACGGAATGCAACAACATCTTCTACTTCATTACCGCCGTTGTTTACACAATCAGCAAGTTCTGGTGAGAGGAATGCTACACAGTCTTTACGGGTTTGAGCAATCTCAATTAGTTTTAGAGCAACGACTTGGTTTGCGTCTGCACCCAATAGTAGGGATACGTCAACAATGTCGCCATTCTTAAACAATTCGTAGCCACGAATTTTATCTGCGTCTGCAAGAGCGCCACCATCAGAACCACCGTTGAAGGTGTTGTTCGTTGCTGTGTTGTCTTGTGTAGCATTGAAGTTGACACCAGCGGCGTCTTGACCCCAAATTGCGGCATTCTTAGATTGGTGAGCGATGAACCAGAGATAGTCTGAAGACTGGTTGATAACATCCACATAGTAGTTGTTAGCACCAACGTCAGATTTTGCGTTACCTGCTTTTGATACAAAAGCAAACTTCTCTAGGACTGCGCCTTTAGCACCAGTGATTGCACCAGTAGCATCAACGATGATGATGTGCATTTCATCGTTTGAACCACCTACGTTAGAAGCGAATGTTGAAGTGCCAGGAGCA